TTCAAATTTCCATTCTTTATTTCACTTTCATCATCAATTGTATTTTCGCAAATTACAAGATCAAATGTTTTTGGAAGAACTCTCTTAAGTTGTTGAAGACAAACGTGATATTCATTTTCTCTTGCATCACATATGCTTTCATTAAGGTGCGATGGTCTGATTGAACAAAAAGCAAGTGCTAGATTTTTCATTTAATCTTTCTAATAAGATAAATTATAGCAAGTAATTGAAAATATATCAAGTCTATTATCTACAAATTTCAAATATATTGTGTCCAAGTATTTTTGAATCAAAATCATATGGAGTTATGTAGTTAATATTGACATTATTTTTTGATAATTCATGATTTATTTCGTGAGTTATTCTATTACCAGAATATAAAGCATTTATTGATTTTTCAAATGAGTCGAAATAAACATTCGGAAAAGCCCAAAAATTATCGTCACAATTTTTTGATGGGTGTTCATGAACTATGTTAAATTTGGAGAAGTTGACATTTAAGTCAATAATTTTTTTTAAAAATTTTATATCCGGTCTAGTAAAAATAAAAAAGTCATAATCAATACTTTGACTTTTAATAATAGAAATTAAATTTTTGTAATGCATTAACTGTGCATTCCAACAACATCCATTATAGAAATGATTTGAGATGCAACTATATGACTTTGGAGATAATTCTTCTTTATACAAATTATCTAATTCTTCATTTAATTTATATGTACTAAAATAAAAATCAACTTCATCCTCGACAAAAGAATTTATTAACATACTTTTATGATTGTTTATTATTTCTTTCGCGTATACCAAAAAATTTTTTTCAGAATATTTTTCCAAAGATTGTCTTAGAAAAATTCCTTTATACAATATTGCTACTTTCATTTTTAATCGAATAATCAAGAATATATATTCATAATTTATTATAAAATACTAAAAAGGTGGGTTTATGCATCCCCACCAACAAAATTTTTATTCATATTTTTCACACTCTTTAAAAGATTTTCCAGAAAGATCCTTTGAAGAAAGAATAAGAGTCTCTGAACAATTCCAAGAAATATTCAAATCAGGATCATTCCACATTAAAGTTCTATCATATTCTGGATAATAATAATCAGTAGTTTTATAGACAAATTCAGCAGTTTCAGTAAGTGTATAAAATCCGTGAGCAAATCCAGGAGGAACCCACAACTGAAGATTATTTTGATTCAATTCAATGCCATACCATTTACCAAAAGTTGGTGATGACCTTCTAAGATCCACAATCACATCGAACACAGAACCAGAAATACATCTAACTAATTTTCCCTGAGGATGTTTAATTTGATAATGAAGTCCTCTCAACACTCCTTTAAATGACTTTGAATGATTCTCTTGCACAAACTCAACATCATGAGCAATATTTTTTTTAAACTGGTTCAGACTAAAACATTCAATAAAAAATCCACGTTCATCTTCAATCTTTTTATTTGTAATTAAATAAGCATCTTTTAAATTAGTCTCAATTATACTGATATTATTTAATTGTTTTATCAAGTCTTTCATCTATTGTAAATCTAAGTGCCCATTTTAACTCACTTCTGACCGTACTTTTCTAAAAGTTCTGGGGAATATGGAAGAATATCCTTGATATTCTTTTCTTCTCTTTTTGCTTTTTCAAGTTCATAAACCCTACCTCTGAGTTCAGTCGTAGAGTATTGATGTCTTCTTAAGTGGTAATGAATTTTTATTCCATTATCAATACAATACTGTTTTCCAGTAAAATCAATATCTTTATACTCTTCACTCAAAAAACGAATATGAAAAGTTTGAGTTTTAATTAGGTTAAGAAGATCTGCCTCTGTATCATAAACAAGGATTTCATCAACGTATTTACATCCCTGAACTTGTGTATAACGTTCGTATATAGATTGTACTGGTTTATTTTTCAAACCAGGTCTATCCACTGTGGGATCAATCTGAAGTGCTACTTTCAGGTAATCACATAATTCCTTTTCCATTCTGAGCATAGTAACATGACCAGCATGAAACAAATCAAAAGAACTACAATTGAAACCAATTTTCATTGTTAAAAATTTTTTTAATATTATACTAAAAAAGGTGGGTTTGTGCAACCCACCAATGTAACTCAGGCTCGCCACCAATTCTTTGACTGGAAATTGGAAACCAGGCGGAGAAAGAATTCCCCATCCGCACCACTTGCTCTTAAGGAAAAGCAAGAAACCAAGGGGTCATTTTGACTCCACCACTTAGTTTTGTGAAACTAAGAAAAGTTGGGATAACTTTGATATCTCGGAAATACCAAAGAAAGCACATAGAAATAGTACATCCCAGAGTTTAAGTTTAATCGCAAAAGGTACTGTGAGTAATCCCCCAACAACTTTTAGCATTAAACCATATTTAAAATCTCCCCATAACATAGTCTGATAACCAATAATGAGAAGAAGATTTCCAAGGTATCTTAAGATACTTGTTTTTGACATTAGGGGTTTGCTCCCGACCAGTGCTGTTAAAGTCCATCCGTGACTATTTAATCATCATCTCTCACATAACAAGGAACTCTATCTGGATCCAACCAACGGGCATAGTCAATGTCTTCCATAGCGGTAGTACATTGAAGACCATTATCAAAAAGATAAATGTCGTTCCAGCGTTTGGTATAGTAATTTTGTTTCTGTAAACGATAATCAGGTTTACCGTTGATTTCAAGGATACCAACTTCAACGAAGCGATATCCTTCACGTTCCAGAAGAACTTTTGTCATGCTACTTCAACGGACTCAAGATCAGCAAGAACATATTCCATAAGCATTTCATAATCATCCAGAGGATCACCAGAGAACACTACACCTTCGTTTTCGTAGTAGCGGCGAACCTTTTTGTAGAGTTTTGGATTCTTTACATCAAGGTAGAAATCACCATTTGCTGCACCGCGAAGGGTTTGAACGTCTTTCTTGAATTTAGAAGTGAGAGTCATTGTTTTGATTGTTGACCTTGTTATTATAGAGTGTTGATGTTTGAAAGTCAAGTAGGACGCTTTTGGAAACGTCCAGTGCTCCTTGAGGGGATCGAACCCACCTGAGATCGATTATGAGTCGATTGCTTTCACCAGATAGCTAAAGGAGCAAGGTAGGACTGCTGAGACTTGAACTCAGTTCACACCGTTATAAGCAGTGGGCCTTAACCCATAGGCGACAGTCCCTTAAGACCAGATCTATAGTAGCGGACCTGGAACGCTCTGTCAAGACCCTTCTTCGTGGTCTGTGTGGATTTTAACTATCTCTTCAAAATCCACTTTTGCTTCGTTACATATACTAACCACTTCTTTGTAAGGAACCATTACTGCATTTCCGTGTTGACTTTTAATGAGTAGTGTTTCTCCGTTTTCTACTCTATTCATAAGAATATCAAAATCTGCTTGAAACTCTTCAATTGTAAAGGATGGAAGTTTTTCGATTTCTTGGTTCATTTTCATAAAGTGATTTTATGAGTCGGAGTATTCGGATTTGAACCGAAATTATTCCTGCTCCCAAAGCAGGTGCCATGACCAAGTTAGGCGATACTCCGTTACTTGTCTCTATGTATAAACATAATACCAGCAAATGGTACGATTGTCAACCCGCACCCGCAGAGGAAAAGAAAAAATGGATTTGCTGCGAGTGCTTCTACGATGTGGAAAATCATTTTATATATGCGTGATCTAGAGACCAAATGATTAACAATCCTATTATACCAAAGATTGTGAGTGCTGTATAGATGCGGTCATTCATCGTCTTCGTCCTCGTATGTAGAAGGTTCTTCAAAAAGTTCATTCATCTTTTGTTGTAAAACTCTTTTTAGTAGTTCTTCTAAATCTTCCTCAGTCATTTGTCCTTTAATAGTTCCTCTATTCTTTTACGCATGTTGTTGCTGTCTTGTTTCATATAATCACGAAGAGAATATCCACGCTGTCCTCTTAAGATACAAGTTCCCTGATAGAACATCGTGGCAGCAAAGACTAACAGAAAAACTATACCTATTAGTTCAAAGTGATTTTGAGCCATGGCAGTAAAGGTGGAATGACGCCAATTAGTCTCAGTAGTCCTTCAGCAAATAAAGCAAGAACCACCCAACCGACGCACATACTAATGATAGAAGCATTACGGTTGTGTCGTCGTATTGCTGCATCAATCATCTCCTGAACTTCTGAACGAGTAATAAATTCGTCTTGAGGTTCCATCACTTCTCATCTCCAAGAAATTTTGCAAGAGGATCTCTACGGGTTTTAACTATTTCAACTGCTCTTTTATAGAACATATTGTCGGTGTTACCAGAAATTTCGAAAGTTTCCTTGATCTTCACCCAGTTCTCATAGGTACGTTGATCCATTTTTCTAGTTCGTAGTACTACTATATACTAGTTCTGGAACTTTCATCGTCAACGTTTTGTGTTCAATACGTAACACTGTTGAAGAGAATATTAAATCTTAAATAAAACGGAAAGGAGAGGATTCGAACCTCCGGAGGCTTTCACCTCTTTTGTTTTCAAGACAAACGCCTTAAACCACTCGGCCACCTTTCCAGTATTAAGTCCTCAACGGACTTCAAAATCAAGACGCCTAACTTTACGCTGTCGGCGTGCTTCTTGCCAAGCAATATCTTGAGAAGTCAGCACACCTTTCTTTTGATTTTCTTTTAAAGAGTTTAACATAACAATGCGAGATAAGTCAAGTGCTGAAATCTTATCTCCACGAATTGTTGCCATATTCGGACATCCACAAGTAACTGTTTTTGAGTGGTGTCCTGTTAGTTCTCTATTGCAATCTTTACATCTTATTGATAACATTGTTCTTCATCCCCATCACTGTAAATGTGATCTTAGTTGCCATACAAACTTACCGTGAGATTCCATTAAATCTTGAACTAGATTAGCAGTTGCATAAGACTTTTGTTCTTCTGCTTCTTCCGAAATCTCTACCATCAACTCACAAAATTTATTATTATTATCTAGAAGTTCTTGAAGCATTTCTTTTGCCCCAGTTGAACTTGCTGCCTCTTTGATTTGAGTAACCTCAAGCATTCTTGAAAGAGAACTTAATGGTTTTACATTTAAGTATCTCATATGTTCTGAGAGACGATCGATCTCTTCAAACATCGTTTCATACTGTCCGCCAAAGAGTTGATGTAGTTGAGTAAAATCTTCACCAACTACATTCCAATGAAACGCCCAAGTTTTATGAAATAAAACAAAAAGTGATGACTGAGCATCACTTAAGAGTTTAAACAGTTTTTCCATTATACTCTTTTTTGAGTATTTATGCAAGTGGGAAATATCGGATTCGAACCAATGACCGTCTGCGTGTAAAGCAGCTGCGCTACCGCTGCGCCAATCTCCCGTGTCCTCTGTCTAGGAATCGAACCTAGTTTCCAAGTGCATTGTCTGCCTGTCCTTACCAATAGACTACCAGAGGATGTGGTAGGTGTTGGGAACTTTACCTATGTCCCCACTCTTGACATTCACCCAAGCACCAGTTTAAACATCGACCTGGGGAGAGGTTTTGGCACCTACAAAGGTTTCCAGTAGCCGTTCTTATCTCCCATAAGGAAGATGTAGGTATCGAACCTACAAAGGACAGTCCCTAAAGGAACTACTGGGAATTCCACCCAGAACCAATTTGAAAGAATCGAACATTTCCAATCCTTTCAACTCCCCCGGCAAGGATCGAACTTGCGACCAAGCGGTTAACAGCCGCTCGCTCTACCGCTGAGCTACAGAGGAATAAGAACCCGAAGGTTCAGAGCGGAGTATCGGAATCGAACCGACGACATCTAACTTGGAAGGATAGCGTTCTACCGCTGAACTAACTCCGCTTATGAGACAATCATAAACTATTTAAGTTTGATTGTCAAGTGCCCGAAACAGGATTTGAACCTGTAAGCCGTCGTAGGGCGATAGGACCTAAACCTATTGCGTTTGCCAATTCCGCCATTCGGGCAAGATGGAGTAAGTGTGATATACCTCATAAGGATATAACAGAGACTTACCCTCTATCACTTTTATATAGTAACAAACTCCTCAAAGTTTGTCAAGCGTCCTTTGAGAGATTTGAACTCCCGACACATAGGTTCGTAGCCTACTGCTCTATTCCACTGAGCTAAAAGGACAAATTCTGAGAGTAGGATTCGAACCCACGAATGGCGGGACCAAAA